GCCAACCGCCAAGTCTCCGCAGCGAGACGTTTCTCGGGGACAGGATCCCCGTTCCACGCATTTTCGAGGAGGAGCCCAAAAAACTCCTCATCGACCTCTCTTTGGTGACGGCGGCCGGACCGCGTTAATTTCCGGGCTGGGACACGAGCCCAACCCTCCGGTAAATCCAGAGCCCCAAGACGGACTCTATCAAGAGGGAGAGGAGCCTCCTCACAAGAGAGCAAGAAAGCCTCCCTCCTCAATAGTCCTGCCTTTCGAAGGGCATCTGGATGAACCGGTGCGCGCAGGTCGCGCAGCACACTCCTTCCCGTCCGGGAAATAAGCCCGGACCGCCAACGAAGGAAGAGAGCTTGAGCCGCAATAGCAGCCTCACCCCGGAAACCCCGGCAAAAGGACCGAAGAGACGGTCCTAATGCATGAGGGACATCGACCATACGTGCCAAGCACGCTGATCGAAGTACCGGGACGAGGCGGGTATTGCTACCCTTTGAAGCCGAACGAAAAAAAGTTGAGTTCAAAGAGAAAAATCTCTTATCCCTCAAAGTTTTTCCGACGCAAAGGGTCAACCCAAGACTCCCAACGTTGGCAGCCCACCGGTCCGCAACCTCTGGAGGTGCGCGGAAGACGATATCGTCACCGTTGATACGAACCGGAGCCGAGGCTCCGACGGACCAACGGAACGCGATATAGTTCTGGAGGCATAACAGCGGGAAACTAAGCAAGTTTCCCATCAGCTGCCCCCGGACCTGCTCCAGAGCGATGTTGAGGTCGGGATAATGCACCCGCGCCCGCAAGGACGAAAGTGCATACTCGAAGATCCTATCAGGAATCCTCCGAGCCGACCGCCTCATCTCCTGAAGCATGGCTTCCGCCACTTCCAAAGAGAGGTTATCGGTGGCGCAGGTATAGTCTCCGGAGACGAATACCTCACCACTGACGACATGGAAGTCGTCAAACCGACTTGGCTTGGCTTCGCCGCGAAGAAGCCATCGCTCCTCAGAGAGCCGGCCGTAGATGGTCCTATGCAACGGACCGAGGAGGTGCTGTAAAGCATCCGCCACGGTAACGCTGCGGGACTTACCGTCGCACTCGACGTTCATAAAAGAAACGTCGAAACGGTCAGGAATTTCAAAGCGGGGGAACCCCAAAAGGGCCTCCCCAATGAAATCCATGCGACGGTTGCGAAAGCGTGCGCGGGCACCTCCTTCGCATCTACGGCTCTCCCTACAAGAGGAGAGGGGAACCGAGAAGTTGCCCACGTGCGCGGCGTAATTCCGGTCCCATCCAGATTTGAAAAGTCCCCGGGTCATCTCACGAACAAATCGTAGATAACCAGACGGGAGCTGGATGGGAGCGGCCGTACACACGCGCTCGCGGTGCGACCAGGTCGGGGCACAGGTGGAGGGTAGCATTTTTCTCAGGAGAAAAAGACTACCCGAAATTGCAATCCTATCTGTCGAGGAACAAGACGACAGGACTGGCCACCAGGCGTGGGCCGTTGGGTTCTCAAGCAGTCCCACGCAAAACTGCTTAAGTTGGTGGTAGGGTGCGGCGTTCGCCGCGAGAGCCCACTCAGGTACAACGAGACTACCTGCAGGCAAGCCTGCAAGGATCTCGAACACCGGAGTGGCATCTCGCAAGAAGCGAATTGCCTTCCGCACCGCAGCGAGAAACGCTGGCGTTTCACACTCGCTGACCATCGAAGTAGGTGATAACCTACTGGAAACCCTGG